CGGGATGAGCCGCTCGGCCACTCCACCGGCCAGCGGCGGACGTAGCCGGAGAACCGGTTGCGCCAGCCGGCCCCGTCGCCGAGGTCGATGTCGACGGCGATGGGCGTCCAGGTGACCACGTGCGGCCAGTAGGGCGACATCGGGTGCCCCGCCGTGAACCGCCCATCGGTGTTCTTCAGGGTCAGGCTGATCTTCGAGGTCTCGGGCCGGTCGGCGCCCGACGACCGGCCCCAGCTGATCGGCACCTCGCCCGGCACATGCCACCACTCGGTGACGTCCGTCCATGCCCACGTCTCCGGGTCAGCGCTGATGGTCGCGCCGAACGCGATCCGGATCCGCACCAGCAGGGAATCGCCGGTCAGGTACGACACGCCCGCCTCCTACGTGTTGCTGCCGATGACGGCCTGGACGTCGCCGCCATCCGCCGCGACCTGCTCCCGCAGCACCAGCACCAGGTCCCCGCCCCGGATCCGGAACTCGCCAGTGAGCAGGAGCCGCATCAGGCCGGCCATCGCCGAGCCGGACGCGCCGCCGGACAACGGCCGCACGGTCGCCCCAGCGGGCAGCTCCAGCAGCTCAGGCCCGGCGTCACCGACGACAGCGGCACCGGCCCGCGTGATGTGGCCGCCCTTCGCCAGGTACGGGATGTCGGGCGTGTGCAGGGTGACCGAGGGGATGCCCATGCCCATGATCGAGCCGCCACCGATGGTCAGGCTCAGGTTGTTCCACCGCGCGATGATCCAGTTCACGGCCGACCTGAAGGACGACCTCAGGCCGTCCCACATTCCTCGGGTGGCAGCGGAAATGCGTTTCGGCAATCCGCGAAAGAAAGCGATTGTCGAATTGAATGCGCCGACGACATCATTTCTGAATCCAACGATTCGGTCGCCCCATTCCTCGGCCCGTTTGACCCAGCCGTCGACGCGCTCGATCCACCCGGCGACGGTGGGGATGCCCTCGGTGGCCAGCCACACGCCGAAGTCCTTGATCCGGTCGATCCACTCGCGGACCTTCTCCTGGTTCTCGGGGTCCTTGAACCAGGCCGCGACGCCGTCGAGTGAGTCCCGCAGCCCCACCCACGGGGAGGTGCTGATCTCCTTCTCCCCGAACAGGATCGACATGATCGAGCCGAAGATGGAGGCGACGTCGCGTCCCATGTCGAAGGCGTCGGAAAGGAAGTCGCTGGCCTGGGCGAAGAACCGCTCCAGGCCGCCGGTCTTGTCTGCGGTGCGGATCCACGCCGAGAAGTCGTCGACCAGGTCGCCGATCTCGTCACCGAGGGCGTCGAGGAACGGCGCCGCGGCCCGGGAGAGCCGGCCGAAGGCGTCCATGAACGGGCCGGCCAGCGACCGTCCTACGCGGTCGATCAGCCGCTGCACCGACTCCACTCCGGCCGAGATGTTCGTGATGAACTCGGGCCGGCGGGCGTTGCGGGCGAACAGGCGGAAGATGCCGTTGAAGGTGTCGGCCATGCCGCCCAGCCGCCGGTGCAGGGTCGGTAGCCACGCCGAGGCGAGGGCCCGCACCTCGCCGCCCACACCCCGGAAAAGGCGCTGCTGCACATCGAGCCGCAGTGCGTCGAAGGCGGGCTTCAGCGACTTGATCACGTTGACGAACTCGCGGGCAGCCGGCGCCAGCTTCATCACCTCAGCCGCTGCACCACCACCGCCGCCGGCCGGCTTCCGGGCCTCGTTGAGGGCGTGCTGGGCGTCCTCTACGGCCTCGACGGCGCGGCGCTGCCGGTCCAGGGCGGCCCGCACCTGATCCGACCCTTCCACGCCAACGCGGGCGGCCCGCTGCTGCTCGGCGGTCAGATCCTCGGTCCGGTCGCGCGCCGACTCGACCGCGAGCTTGGCGCGCTCGTACGCCAGCTCGGCGCGGCGGATCTCTCCGGGCTGCTGACGCTGCGCCTCCAGCAACTCCTCGGTCGCCCGCCGCACGGCGTCGACATCACCGGACGCCTGGGCGCGGCGGATCTTCTCCTGGGCGACGGCGACCGCGTTGCGGGCGTCGGCCAGCCGCTGCTCAGCCTCCTCCGCGTCGAGAGCTGCCTCCTCCTCGCTGAGGCGAGCCTCGCGGAGCTCGCGGTTCAGGTCCTGGAGCCGCTCGACCTCGCCCTCACGAGCGCGGTTGACGGCCTCCTGCGCGTCGACGACCTCCCGCTGGGCGTTGGCGAGCGCCCGCTGCGCCTGGTGGATCTGCCACGTCTTGTCGACCGCGGCACCACCGGCAGACGCGGTCTGCTTGAAGGCGTCGCTGATGCCCATGAAGCCGAGCGCGAGGGTGCCGAGGGCGGCCCCGCCACCGACCGCGAGAGCGGGCAGGCTGCCGAGGGCCCCGCCGAGCAGGTACACCGACGGCACCGCCATGACCGCTGCGGCACCGAGGGCAGCCAGGACCGGGACCAGGTTCCATACGTTGGTGACCACGTTGGTCACTCCGCTGCCGAAGTTGGTCAGCGTCGCCCGCAGCGACTCCAGCCCGCCCCGGGCGCCCCCGGATGCGGCGCTGCCGAGGTCTTGACCGGCCTTGACGAACCGGCCCCGAGCGTCCCGCAGCCGGCCGTCAGCGCCACGGGTGAAGCCGTCACCCAGTGCGTCACCGGCGACCTGGCCGGCCTGAACGAACCGGCCGCGGCTGTCCCGGATCCGGCCGCTCGCGTCCCGCGTGAACTGCTCCCCGCCGGACGCCCCGCCGGCGCCGAGGGCTGCGCCCAGCGCCCGACCGGTGGCGGTGGCGTCGCGCTCCATCCGCCGGCCGCTGGCACGGACGTCCCGCTCACCCTCGTCCAGGCCACGCTTCAGGCGGGTGTTGTCGCTTCTGAGGATGGCGGCCAGCTCGCCGAGGATCAACGCCACCGAGCACCCCCAGGACGCGACAGGCCGGGGCTCAGCCCGGCGTGGATGGCTCCGGTGGGGCGAGGGCCCTGCGGAGTCGAGATTCGGTGGAGAGCAGGCCGACGATGCGGGTCTCCAGCCAGCGCCAGGAGCGGCGCCGCATCAGCTCACGGTCGTCGGCGTCAACGCCGTACTCCGAGTGCAGGTCGGCCTCGACCAGCGTCCAGTGGGTCAGGATCTCCGCCCACGTGACCGCCTCGCCCGACCGCTGCCGCTGGAGCTCCGGGGGGAACTCGTACCACTCGTAGAGGCCCGTGAGCTCGTCTCGGTGGCCGCGCCCGTACTGGTCCTCTGAGCGGCCCTGCGTTGGGCCCGGTTGCCCGGGCCCCGTGCTTCCGGGCGGCCACCGGAGGTCCAGTAGCGGGCCGCGTTGTCCTCGCCCCCGATGATCCAGATGTACGCCGTCTGCGCGCAGAACTGGATGTAGGGGTCCGGGACCTCGTCGTCCATCATCTGCGCGTGGACGGGGCCGAGGAGCAGCTGCTCGAAGGACAGCCGGTCACCGCCCGGCAGGGGCGGCAGCTCGGCCGCCCGGTCATGTGCGCGGGCGCTCGCTTCGGCCAGCTCCTCGTCGGTGCTGGCCGAGGTGACTTCCCCGGCGGACTGCGCGATGCGACGGCACCACAACCCGAGCTCCGCCGACGGCAGGGGCAGCACGTACTCCTTGCCCCTCACCGTCAGCGTGAGCCCCGGATCGAAGAACTCGTCGAGGTCGCCGAACGTACCGCCCATCAGGCGTACGTGTAGTTGTCGGCGGCGACGTTCGCCGAGATGCCGTCGGGGGTGGTGACCTGCACGTCGACGGTGCCGGCGACGTCGGCCGGGGAGACCGCCACGATCAGCGTGTCGCTCACCACCCGATACGACTCGGCGGGGGTGCCGCCGAACGTCACCGCGGTCGCCCCGGTGAAGCGGCGGCCCCGGATCTCCACCAGGGTGCCGCCGGCGGTCGGCCCGCCGGCCGGGACGAGCGCCGCCACGACCGGCAGCGGCGACGAGTTCGGGTTGGCGATGGCCACCCGCTTGCCCTGGCCGAGGAGCCGCACGGTGACCGTGTCGCGGCCCTTCCCGCCGTCGGGGGTCCAGTCGACGAGGCAGCGGCCCTCCCACGCCTCCCCGACACCGGACCGGTCGAACCAGCGGACGTGGGCCTCACCGGTCAGCGCGTCGTCGGCCTCTGCCTTGATTCGGAGGTGCTCCTGGACGGGGTTGAAGGTGACGCCGTCCGGGCCCGCGCGGTGGATCAGCTTGATCTCGTTGTTCCACTCGGAGCCGGTGACCGCGCGGCGCATCGCGCCGTCGTCGTCGTAGTCCTCGTCGTCCTCCCGCCGCGGCGTGTGGGCGGGCTTGAAGTCCTCGACGCCGGGCAGCGGCTGCCAGTCGGCCACACCGGTCGGGTTGAGGTCGACCTCGACGGCGAAACGCCTGGCCAGGGCGGTGACGGTGTTGGTCGGTGAAGTCACGGTGAGCCTCCCGGCATCAGTTGAAACGGTGCGAAGTCGGGCGCATCGCCTCGACGTAGTAGTTGTGCGACAGCTCCCACCGCCCGTTGGCGTCGGCGCCGAGAGCGGCGTAGGAGCGGCGGGTCACCTCGACCACCGGGATGCCGCGCCAGGTCAGACCGGTGGCGGAGTCGAGCAGGTCGAAAATGGCGTCGCCCAGGTCCTCCGCGACCCTGGGGTCCTGGCTGCCCCGTATACGGATCTGCACGCCCTGGGTGACGTCGGCGATGCCCGACGTGGAGGCGACGACGTACGGGGCGAGCGTGATGATCCGGTCCGGGCTGGTGGGGATGGCGCGGATGTAGATGCCCACCTCACCTGCCTGGTAGCTGCCGGACGGCCGCCACGTGCCGATGCCGGCCGCAGCGAGGTGCTCGGCGAGGCCGGTGAGCAGTCGCGAGGTCCAGCCGTCACCGGTCGCCATGGTCAGCCTCCCAACGCGTCCTGGATCGGCGCGGCGGCCAGCTCCAGCAGCGTCTCCCGCTCGTTGTTCATGGGGTCTTCCAGGTACTTCGCCTTGCGGCCCTCGTCGTGCCGCCAGTCCATCTCCTCGTGCTGCCTGACCGCATACGGGGTGTCGTAGGAGACGGCGGCTTCCCGGTCATCGGCGTCGACAGACGCGACGCCGGAGCGCTCCAGGGTGGCCTCCTCGATGGGGACCTCGGTGCGGGACACCTGAAGTAGGTGCTCGGCGGCCAGGAGCAGGCCGGCAGGTTCGGCGTCCTCGATGAGGGCGAGGATCTCGGGCCCGTTCCACTCGACCTCGGCCACGGCTCACTCCAGGGACAGCTCGACGTGCTCGGGCAGGCCCAGGCCATGATCGTCGAGGAACGAGGTGGCGAGTACGCGGGTGACGCGCCCGTTCCAGGGCAGGGTGACCCGGGATCCGGGCGGGGCCACGGTGCCCGGCGGAGCGAAGACGGTCGTCGACGAGACGACCTCCCCGCCCTCGGCGCCCTGGGTCTGCGCGGCGACGCGGCGGTTGGTGTCGTCGACGACGCACGGGCCCACGTCGGCGGGGCTGGCGAACACGTCGCCGTACGCGCCGGAGCCCTCGTACGCCTCCACGCTTACTGTGCGCGGCTCGGGAATGTGCAGCTCGATGAACTCCGCCCAGTTCATGGCTCACCGGCTCTGCGGGCTGTGGCCAGTCAGCCCGGCCGCCTGGAGGATCGTCCACGCCTGCTCCCACAGGTTGCCGATCCGGACCGGCGGGTCGTCGCTGCTGCCGGCCTGGACGGTGAGGCGGCCGATGGAGAACCCGCCGCGCCGGGCGCCGCCGAGGCCGGTGACGTTGCCGTGCTCCAGGTTCGCGGCGACCTGCTCCAGCGTCGCTTCCCGCAGTGCGGTGATAACCGCCGGCTCGTCGGGGTCGTAGACGGCGCACAGCAGCGCCCGGTCCACGTCCCGGCTCGCCCGGTCGAGGAGTTGCTGCGCGTTGACCGGGGTGCGGCCGAGCTTCTCGGTGAGCTGCTCGACGGTCGCGTACGCCACGTGCCCTCCCTGGGCGGGTTTGGCGGGGGCGGCCGGAGGTGACCCGACCGCCCCCACGACTCACTCGGAGGCCGCGCCGAGCCGCTCGGACTTGCCGGTCTCCAGGTTGCGACGCAGCTTCACGCCGCCGACCTCGTACTCCTCGTACCGGTCCTTCTTGGTGTCCCGGTTCGGGTCCGGCGCACCCGGCTCCGGTGCCTCGCCGGTCTTGACGTAGCCGACGACCGCGCCGACACCGTCCTTGGCCGCGTCGGCGAGCTTGTCGCCGGCCACGACCACGGTGGAGACCTGCTCGCGCGGGTTGGTGGTGTCGGCCGGGCCGTCACCCGGGGCGGTGATCTGCCGCTCGCCGGGCACCTGGCCCTCGGCGACGGTCACCTCCGGCACCTGACCGGTCGTGTGACCCTCGGCCGCGGCCTTGTTAGCCACCTCCTGGGCGGTCTCCGGGGCATCGGCCGGCTTGGCCGTGGCCTTCTGCTGGGGCTTCTGGGCGCTGGTCGCCATGACCGCGCCTCCTTCCTGCTGGTCGTGCCGTGACGGCGCGGGTTACTGGTTGAGGACGCCCGTCAGCCGCGCCGCAGCCTTGCCCGCGAACACGGCGACGCCGGTGAAGAACTCGATCCGGGTCCGGTAGGCGGGCTTGGCGTCCAGCTCGCCCAGGTCGCGGACGTCGACGCCGCCGTTGGTCAGGCCGGTGACGCCCTGGTCGCCCTCGTCCTGCCCGAACTTGACGGCGTAGATGGAGCTGGTGGTGCCGGCGGCGGTGCCCTGGGTCTCCGTCTGCGGCAGGATCCGCGCGCCGGCCGCGGTGTCGCCCGGGTCGAGGATGGGGATGCCGTTCCACGTCAGCACCCGCTTGCCGGTCATGTCCTCGCGGACGATCTCGACGCCGCCGAGACGCCGACCGGCCGAGCGGATCTTCGCCTGGATGGCGCTGTTGGCGTAGAGCGCGCCGTTCTCGCCGTTGATGCCCGGCACCAGCGACACCAGCTCGTCGAGCTTGTCGAAGAACGCCAGGGCTTCGGTGCCGCCGTCGCCGAGGACCGGCGCACCGTTGGTGCCTGCGGCGATGACCTGGCTGCCCGTGAGCCGCTTGCGGAGGCCGTCGAAGCCGTGCGGGGCGTCCCCGCCACCTGCGACGTCGCCGTTGAAGAACGCGTCCTGGAAGCGGTACGACGCGGCCTTGACCTTCATCGCGGTCTGGACGGCCCGCTGGTCGTTCAGGTTGGAGCGGGTCTTCGCGATGAAGGTGTCGACGTCCGCGTCGCCACCGAGGATGACCAGGGACTCGGTCGCCTGGTTGATGACGCCGGTCGACTCGGTGTACTGGCCGTTCACGGCCCGGAACTCGACACCGGGGAGGGTGCCTTCCGAGTTGTAGGCGTACGCGTTGCCCTCGATGTCCATGAACGGGATGCGGTCGAGGATGGGGCTGACCTGCACGAACGTCTCGATGACGCCGCGCTGGAGGTCGTTCTGGCTCAGGACTGCGGCCTGGGCAAGGGTCACCGCCACGGTGGACTCCTAGGGTGAGGTTTGGCTGTAGGCGTGTCGGAGCCGGTCGACGCCGGTGCCGACGTGTTGCGTTGCGCCGCCGGCCGGTCCGCCGCTGAAGTCGCCTCCGGAGCGCGCCGGCCCGGAGGGCTGCGGCGGCGTCGGGGGC